AACTACAATACCGCCTACAACGACATTTGGCTGGCGATGACCTCTAAGGGGGTCAAGTTCCTCGATATGATACCCGAGGACATGGTGGTGCGCATGAACTCCGCCAAACTGGAGGTTGAGCTGAGCAACGGCTCTATTATCAAGCTGATTGGTATTAACAAGGCTGACAAGCTGGTCGGTGCTGGGCTTAACGGAGTGGTGTTCGACGAGTACGCGGTCTTGAACCCTGCCTCAATTGAGTTTATTACCGCTATGCTCGCGGAAACTGGCGGTTGGCGGATGATGATTTCTACCCCTCGTGGCAAAAACCACTTCTATGATGAGTATAATTTCGCGTTATCTAACCCTAAATTCGCCTACGCCAGCAATATGCATTGTGGTATGGAGGAGGTGGCTCAATATATGGCTGACGGGTTCCTTGAGCTTGAGCGCAAGAAGATTATCAACAAATACGGCAATGATGCGCTGTGGCAACAGGAGTACATGACCAGCTGGATAAGCCCGAACTCTGGCTCGGTGTTTGGTGAGCTAGCTAAAATCATGAAAGACGAGGGGCGTGTCACTAGGGTTGTCGGAGACCCTGAGTTGCCATTCTATGCCGCGTGGGACTTGGGTAACGCCGACTACACCTCTATTGTGCTGTTTCAGGTCGATGAGAACGGTTTTCCGCTGGTGATTGACCATATTGAGAACCGTAACGAGGACGTGACTTGGTATATAGGCGAGTGGATAGAAAAGGGTTGGCAGGTTCACACTCACTTCTTGCCTCACGATGCTGCCCAGCGCAAGGGTGCTCGCAACGAGAGTTACAAGGCATCGCTGTTCAATGAGGGGATTACTAACACGGTTGTCCTCGGTAGACCGAATCGTGTGGAGGACAAGCTCAACTTCCTACGTCGCGTGTTCGTCGGCATGAAAATCGACGAAGCGCTTGAGCGTATCATCACCTGTTTAGACAAGCTTGAGTACGAGTGGAATGAGCGGCTGCACGTCTGGTCATCAAAGCCGACTCACGTCGGTGGTTACTCCGACACGGTGGACTCACTCTGTTACATGGGGCAGGCGATTCAGAAGTATCGGCTCACCGCTAAAAACACCTTCGCCACAGTCAAGATTAAGAACCCCAATGAGGTTGTTGACACCAAACAAGCCAGGAGGGAACGGTTCAAACAGTTGATGGAGGACGAATTAAGCCTTGGTGGAAAGGGGGAAACTGAAAATAACAATTTTTCTATGTTCGTGTGATACAATCTAGGTAACACAGAAAGAGCTATTGGTATATTAAAAATATAAGAGAGGGTGATAATGAATGAAGATGAACAACCAATTGAAGGGGCAGAAGATGAACAACCAGCAGAAGACGAGCAAGCAGAAAAAAGCTCAAAAGGTTCAAAAGACTCAAAAGGTTCAGAAAAAGTCTCAACCGACAACAGAGAAAAACAAGCAGAAGAAGCCTCACCTAAAGAGGTTCAATCAATGTATGACGACCTTGGCATCAAAGCTAAAGCGCCCAGTGATAAACCTAAAAAACGACCTAAGACCTCTAAGACACGAGATAAAGACGTTTCGGAAGCCGACTCTAAGGATTCCAAAGATGGACAGCAAAAAGACGACGATAGCGTTCGCAAGTCGAAAGATGCACCTGCTGATGGTGAAGATGGCGATTCAGGAGATGATTCTGACGAGAAGGGCAAGGAAGTCGGGAAGGATTCAGGAGAAGTATCTGACGAATCAAAAGAAACTGACAAGGGAGTTCACGACTCTAAATCCAAAACTAAAGAAGATTCTAAGTCAGGAAGCGAAGGAGACTCTGAGCAAGGAGCTGAGCGAACTGGAGAAGCAGAAGACGAATCGGGCGACTCGGAGAAAGACAACGAAAAAGTCAAACGACCAGGGAAATCAAACCCAGAAATAGAGAAGCGCTTCCAAAAACTTAGTGGCGATGTCAGAGAGCGCGACGAGGTTATTGCCGAACTACAGGAGAAACTACAGGAAACTACCCAGAAGCAAGCACAGGAGCGTATTGCCAACGAAGACCCCGAATACACTGTTGATGATTTTCGTAAAGTACGCGATAACAACACTGGCGAAATTACCGACCTTGACCCAGAGAGTGCAGAGCTTGCGTGGCGACGTTGGAAGGACGGCTACGAGCAGAGAAGCGAAGAGCGCCAGGCACGAGCGAACTATGAGGCATCTCGGGCACAGCAGGCTGAAGCCAACACTCGGAAGCTAATGGAGGACTCCTCTAATGCGTACGATGCCCTGGCTGGTCTCCAGAGCGACTACCCCGAGCTGGTTGAAACAAGCGACAAGTATGACCCCGAATTCGCAGCCGATGCGATGCCTATCATCGAGGAGTCAATTCAGTATCTTGAAGGCACTGAGCCAGGCAACACCGAGGGTAATCTACCTGTGATAACAGGCTTGAAGATTAACCCTGCTAAAATCCTTAAAGCAATGAAGGACATCAGCAATAAGAAGCGCAGTTTGCCGCTAAATGGTGTCAATGATAATGTTGAGTCAAGGTCAAACGTCAACGTGCCTCACAGCCGTTCGTCAGACGCGAATGTTAATGCAGCCAACGACCTCTACAAAGAGCTCGGCATTAAAAAGCGAATTTAATAAGTAAAAACAAGGAGAAATAATATTATGGCTAATAAAAACAAAGCAGAATTACTGGCAGAAGCAAAAGAGCTCGGTCTTGAATTTGTCGTGGGTGCTACGAACAAAGAGATACAGGAAGCAATTGATAACGCTCCAACACCAGAGCCTACCGAAGAAGAGGTAGCACAGGCTAAAGCTGTTGAGGAAGCTAAGGCTAAAGAAGAGGCTGAGGCTCAGGCAGCTATGGATGAGCAGAAGCGTCTTGAGGAAGAAGCAAAAGCTGCCAAAAAGGGCGAGGGCTCAGACATAGCCAGCGCAATCCGTGAAGGTCTTGCGGCTGGTAAAGAGGACAAGAGGATTAAAATCACCGCAGACAAGTCGGTTCGGTCTATGTTCTCTGTTGTTCGAAACAAGAAAACTGGTGAAGTGATGCTCCGCGAGAACGCGACGGGGACACTGTCTAAGGTTCAACTACAGAGTCTTGAAGAGAAAGAAGCTTCGATACAGGGTCAAGAAGTCGAGGAAATCTAGTCCCTGACTGGTTTGACAAAGCAAAAACGGTTAAATATACTATAAATAGCTTTAAGCTTAATTGTTGAGAAACAGTGTACGGGTAATCACTTCCTTCGGCAAAACAAGCTTCAGCACCCGATGTAATCGTGTGTCATCAACACAAACAACAACTACAATAAAAGAGAAAGAGGGATATCCCCATGGCAATTACTGCTTCGGAGATTTATTCACCAGTCATCGACCAACCGTTTGATGACGAAAGTTTCACAAAAGAGCTTGAAGGAAACAACAAAGAAATCAAGTTCGAAAAAGGTTCTAAGACAGTAAAAGTTCGTACTGTTGTAACTGCTGGTGCAGTCACAAACCACGACGCTACTGAAGACTTCAGCACGCAAATTGCAGGTATCGTTAATGTTGACTCGACTATCAACACTTACACGCTTGACCAGCAAAAAGACATTAAACAGTTCCTTGACCGCACGGTCATTGCAACTAACAACAGCATCACCGAAGGTGGAAAAGTCCTTCACGCTATTGTTTCAGAACAACTCGTACCACTGATTGACGCGTATCGTCTTGGTGTTTTGGCAGCAATCGCTACCACAAACTCTCAGAATACTGCTGCAACAGCTGATGGTTACGCAGACGTTCTAGCCGCTCGTGCCTTCCTAATTAACGCTCGCCTTGGCAAGAAAATGCTTGGCTACGTTAATACGACTACTGCCGACAGTATTCGTTTGAGCGACCACTTCGTACCTTACGTTCCAGGACTAGAGAAAACTCTACGCTCTGGCGACATCGGTATGCTTGCTGGCATCAAAATCAAGGAAGTACCAGCAGACCTGTTGCCAGATAACGTTGGTATGGTTGTTGTTAACCCAACAGTTGTATCAGCCCCTCGATTCTTGGATGACTCCAAGGTCGGCGAAAGCGCAGCAGCGTTTGGTTCACTATTGCTCTGCCTGTACATGTACACTTGTGTCGTGTCAGTGCCTAAGCAAAAAGGTGTTGCAGCTATCCTTGAAGCATCAGTCTCAGCCTAGTCAGCTAGACAACAAGGAAGGGAATGTAGAAATACATTCTCTTTTTTTGTACACTTAGTTTATGAAGAATAGCACTGGGGCGGAGATAGAGAGCACAGAGACGGACGACTTCAAGTCTCGTTATCTAGCCCACCAGTCGCACCCAGGCGGTAAACGCGACGAATTGATTGCTTTAGTGAAGGAGCGCCACTCTAATCGGCGGTTTGACGACAAACAGGTCG